TCATCGACGGACTGGAGAAGTTGGCGTGGCTGCTGAAGTCGGAGAACCGGAAGGTGTGACGACCTGGGCCCGGTGGCCGACCAGGTACCAGGTGCGCATCATGCCCTTGCCCTTGATGTCGACGTGGCCGCGCTCCTCGAGCACAAACGAGTCGTGCAGCCGCTCATAGACGTTGTCGGGCACCTGGATTCGTCCTTCGACGTCGGTGGTCTCCATGCGGGCCGCGACGTTCACCGCGTCGCCCCACACGTCGTAGAAGAATTTCCTGGCGCCGACGACGCCGGCGACGACGGGCCCTGCGGCCATGCCGATGCGTAGCGGTACGTCGCGGCCCTGGGCGTCCTTGAGGTCGGCGACGGCGTGGGCCATGTCCAGCGCCAGCGATGCCAGCGCCTCCAGGTGGTCAGCGCGGGGGATGGGCACGCCGCTGACCACCATGTAGGAATCGCCGCTGGTCTTTACCTTCTCCAGGCCGTGCTGGTCGACGAGTGCGTCCAGGTCGGTATAGAGCCGGTCGAGGAACCGGACGAGCTCCGCGGGCGCGGTGTCGCTGGCGCGTTTGGTGTAGCCGGCGATGTCGGCGAACAGAATCGACGCGTCGTCGTACTTGTCGGCGATGACGGTGCGCGACGGATCCTTCAACCGGGCGGCGATCGTCGCGGGCAGGATGTTGGCCAGCAGCTGTTCGGAGCGCTGGTATTCGGCTTCCATCGCCGCTTCCGCCCGTTCGATCTCGCGCAGCGTGTACCAGATGGTGGCGATGATCATCACTGCCGAAGTGGCCACCGCGGTGATGAACCCGGCGGTCAACGTCCACGGTGGTCCCAGCCCCCGGTTGTGCGGCACGGTCAGCTCCAGCGCGACCGTCATCGCCACCCCGATGGCGGCGATCACCGCGGTCAGCACGATGCGCTCGATGCCGAGGATCAGCACCGCCAGTGATGCGGCGACCAGGGTGTAGAACTGCAGTCCCGAGCCGGTCCCGATGGTGAAGCAGATGAAGCCGACCGATACGTAGGCGAACCCGACGAACGTCAGGGGTGCGACCAGCTCGCCGAAGCGGCACAGTCGCGGGATCGCCAGGAAGACCAGGCCGCAGAACAGGTTGACGGCCCCCAGCCACCACAGCGCTCCGCCCATGGCCAGCTGGAACACCCCGAAACCGATCGAGACCGCGGCCGCGATCCAGCCGGCGATCTTGAGCACCCGCAGCCGGCGCCCGATCCGGTCGTCGCGGTGGTGGCTCGGAGACCAGGCGCTGTTGCCCAGCGCCACGTCGGGGACACATACGGGTCGCACCTTGACCACTGCCGGAGCCTATCGCCCGACGGCCTTTGACCTGTGCGTTTTGCGGTGCCCTCGGTGAGATTCGAACTCACACTGCACGGGTTTTGAAATGGTGTTTTCAGTAAAACCCCAGGTCGTGGGTGTTTGGTGCCAATGGTGGCGAGTGGTGGACGGGGGAGTGTTTTGGCTGATCAAAGCACTCATTGTCCGTTTGTCACCGGTGGTCGCTAGGTGGCGCAGCGTAGTGCCGTGCGGACTGTGTGCGGACTGGCGCTGACTCTGTGCGGACTGGGTTAGGCGGGCGCAGGGTACACGCGATGTACGTTAAAACTGTTGCAGCACAACGTATCTAGCCGTTGACGGGCCTCGCTGCGGGCTGTACCGTTCCGCCCAATGACGCACACACTGGCCATCAACCATCCGGCACTGACGGAGCTTCGCGCGTCCACCCGCACAACCACAAACGAGGCGCTCGCCCGCGCTATCGGCGTAGACACGTCCACGGTGTCGCGTGTCCTCGCCGGTACGGCAGCACCCGGTCCCAGGTTCATCGCGGGTGTGCTGCTGACGTTCGGCACTGCCCGTTTCTCCGACGTGTTCACTATTCGCAACGCGGTGGACTAGCGATTGAGTGGCGCGGGTCCGGGTGGAGGCCAGTCAACCCCACCCGGACCCTAAAGTCCACGCCGTTGGCTGTTCCTTGCAGCAACCACGCGGGCCCAAGCCGCTAAGAAGTGCCGGTAAATAAAGAAACCCGGCAGCGGCCCGCCTGTTCGTTCCGCTATCGGGCGCGTTCCCGATATCGGTTAAGGACGTGAAGCTCCGACGTGCTCCACTGCGCTGCGTGATTAGCGGAGTACGTGACGCGGAACGGTCCCATTGTCTGTTCGTCTGTGATCTGCGACGGGTCCGCGATAAGCCGCGCTGACGCGGTCAAGATGACAGCCCTCAAGTCGGCGGTCGGAACGCCATCGACGAAGCCCCGCCCGCGTGTGTAGCTGGCCGCGAGCGCCGCGACGACGTTGAGTACAGCCGTGGCCTGCCCAGCGTCAATGTCGCGCCCCACCAACGCCGTCAAATCACTAGCTGTCGGCGCGGCCACGACTACGGTCCAGCCGGAACCGTCAGCAGTGTTACAGCCTTGGGCTGCAACAGTGCCGTGTCGAAACGGCTCACGACGCGGATGCCGACGCTGTCGTAGTCGCCCCACGTCTCCGTCAGAATCTTGACCTCGGAGTCAACGTCGCGGGCCACGATGACCTTGGAGAAGTCAACGACGGCAACGGTGTCCGCTGGCACGTTGTTCGTGATGATGACAGGCAGGCCGAACAGGTTGTACCGGCTGGCCGCGTACGCCGCTGCGGGATCGAACAGGTAACGCGCATCGGTGCTGCCCACCTTGAGCTTGCGAAACTGCGTGAACGTCGCACTTCGCATCGCAAGGTGAGAAGGCTGAACATAGTTGCCGAGGGCGGTGTCGATACCGTCGATCAGTGAATCGGGGTCCGTGAGGTCCAGGTCGCCGGTCGCGATACCCGAAGCCTTGAGGATGCCCTCAACGCTGTCAGAGGTGCCCACGCCGTTCCACAGAGCTGCGTCGAGCGCGTTCGCAATGTCGGTGATCAGACGGGTACGCAACGTCGCCTCAAGCGCCACGACAGACTGCCGAAGAAGCTCATTGGACACCCGGACGAGGACCTTAAGGCCCTTAAGCGCTGACGGTAGAAGCGTGACCTCGTCAAAGGTCACGTCGCCGTCGCTGATCTGCCCACCGGCTGCCACGAAAGCGGCGGTCGCGCCACCAGAGATGCGCGGCACCCGCAGCGGGTTCGGGGTATCCACGATCTGCGGACCAGCCGCCAAGAAAGTTGAAGCCTGCTCCAAAGGTCCGACCAGAATGTCGGCAACCTCGTTAGTGAGCAGCGTGCCATTACCGCTAGGAATTTCAATAGCCATATTCTTTTGTCCTTATTCAATTGTTTATTAAGTTGTGTTTAGAATACTCGTCACCGGGACGGGTTTTGATCAATTGCGCACCTGGCGCGTTTAGCCGCTTACCGCTTCAAGCTGATAAACGACCACCCCAAAATCGTGACCTGTCAAAGGGTGGCAACCGTCCCACAACGCTGGACTAACCACCGTGAATGTCTGCCCGTCCGTCCGGGTTACGCGGTCACTCTTGCGGAGGTCCACACCCTTAACGGCGTACAGCTCCGCGCTGCCCTTGCTGGACTCTGCGCGCTGGTTTCGGGTCCGGGACCACGTTCCCCACGACAGCGCACCTGAGATTGAGTGTGTGCCCGTGGTTTCCCGGTTGCCCAAGCTGTTGGTACTGCCACGGGTCACGGTGAGGGTTTCCCCAATCATCGTGCACTCTTAAGCAATCTCAACAGGCTGACGCCGGTTTCAGCGCCACCACGGGCACCCTGCCCGGCGTCACCTTTAACGACGCGCTTAGCCATGTAAGGCCGGTCGCTAAGCAGCGCATCGAGCGCTGCACTTAGCTTGCTGTCGTCGTCCAGGTGCCCGGCGTCGAATGCGAGATCGTCGGGGTTCTCCAACCGTGCTGTTGCCGTGACCAGTTCGCGGTGGAGACGCCTAGCCAATGTCTCGGCGCGTTGCTCAGCAGCCTTCACGTGCTCTCGGAATCCCGCTGATTCTTTACGCAATTCCTCAACATATTCGCGAGGGAATGTGTCACTGCCGGAACCATCGGCTTTGTCGTCTGGCTGCGATTCTGCCGCACCATTAACTGTTTCGACGGGCACCGTATCCGGCTGGTCTAATTCGTTGGAGTCTGCGCCATCTAGGCCAGAATTATCGTCACTCATTTTAAGCAGCCTCTCGATTATTCAATGCAGCAGTCGCGGCGTTTCCGGCCTCAGTAGCTTGGCGTCCGTAGAAGATGCCCATAGGGGATTCGTTTTGTTCCTCGCTGGTGCGGCTAGCCGATTCCCGGGCAATCTCGTCTTCGGCGTAACCCAACCGCCGCAATGCGCCCGACCTACTCAAGATGCCCGCCTGCACCAACTTGGTGACCGCGTCCGCTTCGGCAGCGACAGACGTGCTCGACGGGTCACGCCACAGCACGGACACGTTCACCGACGCCACGTCAACGCCGTCGCGGATCGCGACCATCAGCCGGGCTACCTGCTCCCAACTCCTACCGAACACGGCCTGGCGCTGCTCTGCGCGTGCCGTCAACGCCGACTCGCTGGCGCGGATCGCCTCGCTACTCGACGGGTTCTCGGTCGTGATGCCCACCATGTGCGCCGGAAGCGCAGACACGGCCATGATCTGCTGTAGCCAGATACGGGACGCTGCCTCGTAGCCCTTGAGGTCAGCGCCGGGAAGCTGCCCGAACTTCGCCTGATCGTTCTCGCTGAGCATGGCCCGGTTGCCCTCCGGAATCGGGTTAACCGTCTCCATCACCGGCTGGCCGTCTCCGTCCAGAACAGGAACATTGTTCCCGTCCAGCTTGGGAACCTCGATTAGCTCAATACCGGTCGCCCAACGCCGTGGTCGCGCCGTGAACTCCTGCGCTACAGCCAAACCCGCCAACGTCGAGTTGAGCCCGTCCACCAGCGGAACCAAGTCCTCAATCTCTGACCGGCCACAGCCAAGAATCCGGGCCGCATTACAGAAGCTCACGACCGGGACCACCTGCAACGGGTGCTCGATGACCTCCACAAGCTCAAACCCCGACGACGCCGTACCCGCCGTACGGGCCTTCCAATGCTCGATACGGTCACGGGTATAGACCACCGCGAACGTCTCCGTCTTGGAGCGCCAGCGCTTAACCGCCGATTCGATCTCACGGGTCGCCGGGTCGCGGATGACCGCCACCTGCTGCGGCGACTCCACAGTCACCAGAGGCGAACCGTCCTGACGCGCCCACACAATCGCGTAGGCATCGCCGAACGTCAAAGCTTCACGATGCAGAATCGTGCCCATCTGGTCCAGATCGTTAGCCACCCAGTCGGCCCACACGTCCGCACCCTTAAAGCCGGTCACCCTTAGCCGTTCGGCAAGCGATGTGACTGCCAGTCCGGGAATGTTCGACACGATCCGGTTAAGTGCCGGTAGAGCGATACGCGCCTCGGGGCTGAGGTAAGCAAGCTTCTGTTTGCCGCTGGCGTATTGATCCAGTTCAGCGTAACGATGCTGCGGACCATCCAGCGTCTGTAGTAGCTCCACAAGTAGGTCAGAACTCATATTTAGTTGTCTCTCTTAAGGTTCAGGCGAACGAAACGGTTCGCTTACGCGGTTTCTGTTGCGTAGCAAGCCATGTCGCCCGGCTATGCGCCATCATCAACGCTGTTGCAAGATCAATCTTTGGAGCATGCTTAGACCGTGAAGCCTTAGCAAGCCTTAGACCTTTGTCGGTTTCCAGCACAGTCGCCGCCAAGACGTGCCGCCTAAGGTCCGAGTCACCCGAGTGCGTGAAACGTGCATTCACGCCGCCGCTGTGCAGATCGTTGGTTGCCGCTGTCTGACGTGCTGGTGACTGCCGGAACTCCACCATTGGCAGCCCCTCCGACTCCAACACCTGAGCGCTACGGGTCCACAGGTACGGATCGAACGCCACTTCCCGGACCCGCCACCGCATAGCGGCATCCCGGATTACCTGTTCCACGTCGAGCACGGGCACCCGCCAACTGTCATCGCCGGCTGGCTTCTCCCACACCGCGAGTTTGTCGAAATGGGGTGTCGCAGCCACCGTGCCGACAACTAGCGCCGTCGAGTCATCGCTGAGGCTGCCGTCCAGGGCGATAACCACATCCACACCGTCAGCAATAGTTTGTCCGCTGCACAGCCCGTCCCACGTATCGGCGCCATAAAGTGCGTTTTCGACCGGACCCACGAACTGACACAACCTCGCCCTACGGAAATGCGCTTCAGTCATCTTTGGCGGCAACAGTGCCCGCATGGCGTCGCGGTGCAAATAGTCATCAAGCGCCGGGTTCGCCAGTTCCCAACAGTGCTCACACGACGCCGGGTGATCCTCAAATCCTGCTGCGCCGAACTCCCTGTAGACCTGGCTGGTGTCCTCCGGGTGCGCAAGGGAGTAAGCCCGTAGCCGGGTTAGCACGTTGTCCTCGTTAGGTCCGGGTGTCCCGATGCCGATAAGCGTCGAGCGCTCGCGCTTGCCCTGCGCCAGGGCGATAACTTCCCATGTTTCCGGAGCAACGCGACCAATCTCGTCAACGATTGCCAGCGAGTAGTCCAGCCCCTCAAGGCTGGCCGGTGAGGCCGGAAGACAGGTGAACGATGCGCCGCGCGACGGCACGACAAGACGGTCCTTGAACGCCTGCACCCGGCTACCGAGGTGGTCGTTCAGTTCCACCATTCGGGCCGCAACACCGAACACGATGCCTGCCTGACGTTCATCGACCGCCGCAACGATCACCGTCGCGCCTTCGCCACCGGTAATCAGTTCATACAGACCGAGCGCGGCGACAAGGGTTGATTTGCCTTGCCCGCGTGGCAGGCACCACCCGGCTACGCGGGGCTGCGGTTCAGCGTCCAGCACTGTGCCGATCAGTTCACGCTGCCACGGACGTAGCACCAGCGGGACCACGCGCCGCGACTCACGGACCATGAGGAATTTTTTGCAGAACGCGGCGAATGCCGCTGAGCCGCCCGACCGTGGCCGAAACGGCAACCCACTGTCATCGACGGCCCGTTTGGGACCAGCTTTCACGTTAAACTCCCGTCGATGACTAATTGGCAGATGTATGCAGTTTTAGTAGCAGCTATCACCACTGCCTTCGGCTTCGGCTACTTTCTACACGGTGCTCGCGCGCCAATACGAGAACGCCAACGCGAACTACGGAAGCAATTCCGTGATGTTCTCCATGACCTGTCAAACCAATTTAATTCTTACCATTGGAGCGGCGAAGCCGACCCCCTCGTACTTCAACAAGCCTCCGGCAAACTAGAAATTATCCGAAATGAAGGCCTTGTATCTCCAAGTGACCGACATATTGAATACCTGCACACTGTTGTCAATGGTTTGGCGCTTTCATTCCGAGACGATAAGCAGTTGAATGAAATGCTGGGCAAGTTATTGATTGAACAAGAGGATCCAACGGAGGTGATCGTTCGGATGCGGGCAGGCCAAAGGCAGGCATTCGAAGAATTAGCGACGATGGTGAAGGAATACCGCCGCGCCACCACTAAAATGGATAATGGAAGTAAATTAATATATTTTCGGTACAGGTTTATCCCACCATATTTGCAGTGGAAATTTTGGCAAAATTGGCAAAATTGGCAAAATTGGCGAGACTGGCGAGACTGGCGAGACTGGCGAGAGTAATGGCCTTCGCGCTGGTAGTACGAGAGGAGGGCCGAGCCGCCTCGGGGTTTGCCCCCCGGTTTGGCTAGGCCGTCTTGTCGAGCAACCTTAGGTATTGACGACCACGACTGGTCAGCCTGTATGCAGTCTTTAAGTCGCCTTCGCTGTAGTCCTGAAACGGCGGGTCTTGGATATCGAACTGAGTTCCATCGTGTCCTTCGATCAAACCTGCTCGACCTATCGCGCCTAAAGCGTTCGCCGTCTCAAGGGTGTACTTGCTCTGAATGTCAACGCGGAACGGTTCCGGAGTTGCAAACCTACGTAAGACTTCCTGCTGCTTAGGGGTCAGGTGGTTTGAGACAAGGAACTCGACGGCACGAATATCGCGTTGTTGCTCGTCTAGTTCGTCCTTTATCTCACGCATCGTCAGGCCGCCGCCCGGAAACGTCACGCTCTCGAACGTTCTCCAGAACCACGGAAGCGCGCCGATGGCGAAAAGAACTACCACCCAGACATCGACGGACCAACCGTTGTGTTTGAGTTGGAGCACCAGTAACAAGCCCGCGACGAGGGTTATTAAGGTCAGCGCAACCCCTTCGAAGGTGGACTTAGGTTTCATCGGCTCCCCCCGAGTATCTCATCAATCTTAGGGCGGGACTGACCGCGAGCGGTGCAAGCGGCGTTGGCGCGCGCCTAACGTGGCGAGAACTTGCTGGCGCTCTTGATCAGTGCATCTTTCGCCTCGGGCAGCGTTGCACAGCCGGCAGAGCACCCGGCAATTCGGTTCGTCGCGCGCTAGGTCGGGCCGCTCACTTAGCGGGATGATGTGATCCACGGTTAAATCCGTTGTCGCTAAGCATTTCTCGCAGAATGGGCTAAGTCGTCTTAGCTTCTGGCTTAGCTTGCGCCATCGCCAATCAGTGGCGGTTCTTCCCTTACGTCCGGGTGTTGCCGGTCGCTTAGGTTGGCAGTCGCCGCACCTGCTGCCCTTAGGTATTAACGTTGAGCACCCTAAGCATGGGCGCTGCATTACCAGTCGCGTGGCGGTCGGCCAGCAACATAGTCGGCGTGGCCGATCAGTAGCTTGCCCACCTTTTCGGCGAGGTCCAACGGCATTGCCAGCGTGAACCGCTCATCGCCTTCGATGGCGTGCAGCGCGATGTGGGTGATTGTCTCGTCGCTGTCGGCGGCCTGGCGTCCAAAGCTGAACTCGTAGTGATCAGCGGCAATCGTCGTCTCAGTCATTGTGGTCCTGTTCTAGTTGTTCTGCCGCATCGACCAGCGCATTTGATATCGCTAAGGCGTCGGCTGCGGTGAAGTTGATTGTGTGTTCGCGTCCCTTGCCGGATGCTCGACCGAGCTTGATCCGGTTGTCCTCGGTTCTGATTCGGTACTGGGGGCCGCGCCCGCTGGCTGGCGGTATCCATACCGGCGTCACCGGGGTTCCCACCGGGCTTGTGCCGGTGTCACCGCGCGTGAATTGACTTCGGTTAGCGCGTCGGTAAGGGCTGTCCTTAGTTCATGTGCCTGTTCTGTGTTTAGGTGCGCTGTTTGTCCGTCTACCGTGATTGTGTATCCGGTTGTTCGGCGCAGGATTGCTACGGCCATTGTTCCCCCTTCAACGACTAATGCCCGGACCACTCCGGTGCAGAAAAGTGGTCCGGGCATCGCCGGTATGTGTCGCCCTACAGTTCGTAGGCTGGCAAGCCGTCGCGTTCGCGAACGTCATTAGCGAGCATCATCAACAGCTTCGCCATTGTCGCTGCGTCGGTTGCCGATAGCGGCAGCGTGAACTGACCGCGCCTGTCGTGTGCCTGAATGCCGATCATCGGCAGGTCGGGATCGTCCTCGACGCGGCCAGCAACGACCCGCAGGTATGTCGGCTGAATGGTGTACGCAGGCAACGTGTTTAGTGCCATGCGCGCCTCTCTCTCTTGGTTGTGAACCGCCTAAGCGGCGGCGCGTTTGCTCTCAACTGGCTTCCAGCCGACAACTGAATCGGACCCGGTAAACCGTGGCTCGTCATATCGGCTGGCTGACCACGGGAACGGGCCAGAACCCCTCAAACGGGGCTTGAGGTTAGTTGGTCGTAGCAGCTTCGCGTCTGCGGCGGCGACATACTCGGCGTCAACAATCCACGCCAGGTTGTCGGCTGCGCAGTTCTGCATATCGCCGTCGATGTGCCGTACGCAGACGCCCCGAAGAGGGACGTAGCCGGGCCGTGGATGAAACGCCAACAAGGCTGCTTGCGGCAACCCCAGGAACTCAACCGCCACAATTTCGTCCACAAATACCTCGCCGTGTTGCCCGTAGGCGGGCGGTATTGGCCCAGCGTAATTGTCGCCCAGGTCGATGACCGGCATCGATCCCGTTGGCGTCTTACGACGGCGGTGTTTGAATAGATCGGCGATAGTGTTGACTTGCCACCCCTTCGCGCCCCTCACGTCTTTGCGTTCTTTGGTTTTTGTGAGTGTTTCTGTGGTGACGTTCGTCGGTAAAGTGCCCTTTAGATTTAGCATATCTTACGACCCCCCGGAATTGCGCATCGTTTTTCTGCGTGATATAGCGAACTGCGGGAATGCTCGCATTGTTGCCATTTCGGTCGTCAACTAAGCTGCGAACTTAGATTCGAACCACGCCTCAATGTCGGTGCGTTTCCACACACGCCGACGCCCAACCTTTGCCGATACCGGCAGCGCGCCCATACGCTCCCAATATCTCACCGTGTCGATGCTCCGACCGCTGTACTTGGCGATGTCGGCAGCGTTCATAAATGCACAATTTTCGGACATGAATTACCCTTTGTGGTTCCGGCTGGCGCAAAATTGATCCCCCCACCGGGTTTGGGATACCGGGCACGTAAGACTGTGCAATCGGGCGGAGCGTAGTCCGTGGAACGCTCTATGCCACCGGTGAAAAATACATTACCACCAGTGGACGCGTATTCACGCTTTATGCAGAACGGCAGGTCTTGCGTATGCGCAGCCGATTTAAATGAATGGTCGAATCAACCAGCAACAATAGCAACGCCGCCGCGTTGCGTATGTGCATATATTCACTTACTTCGCTGGCTGCGTAGCCTTATCCATCGCCGCCGCCAACCGGTCCCAGTCGCCGTCGAGCATGTGGCTGTAGATATTCGCGGTAGTCGAGACGTTCCGGTGTCCCAACAGCTTGGACGCGGTGACCACACTCCCGGTCTCGCTGATCGTCAGTGAGCCTGCGGTGTGGCGCAAGGTGTGCGGCGTGACGCCCTCAAGTCCAAGCTTCGCCGTGGCGCGGTCGAATCGGATACGGAACCACCCAACCGACATAGCGCCGCCATCCGGACCGGGGAACAGAAACTCGGACGGGTCACGCCCCTTGATCAGCGCGGCAAGCTCGCCGGTCAGCGCCGTCGTCAGAATCGGCACGCTGCGCTTCTGGTGAGTCTTGGTGTCACCCTCTACGCGGCCCTGGCCGCGTACACCGGTTATCGACTTGTCAACCATGATGCGCCGCTTACCGGTGTCAACGTCGGCCACTCGGAGCGCCGCGCACTCACCGAACCGCAAGCCCGCATACGCCAGCAGCCGCACCATCGTGGCGAGAGCTTCTGGCGTGGTTCGCGCAGCCTCGGTGTCGCTGCGGTGCCTGACGGTCGCCTCGGCGTTCGCCGTCTCGTCGGCGAGCTGGCGCACCTGGTCATGACTAAGGGCTGTGCCCTTACTCTGCGGCTTACTTGGCAGCACGATGGCATCGGCGGGATTCGCCGCTATGTACTTCGACCGGATCGCGTAGGTGAGCACCTGGTGTATCACCTGGTGAGCCTGGATCACGCGGGCGGGGGAGAGTCCAGCGTTTTCGGCGTCATGCCTCTTATGTCTGCGCGCTGCCGGGTCGGTGGACAACCACGTAACCCATGCCTGTAGCCGTTCGTGGTCGATATCGCGGAGCGGTTCGTCTCGCCATTTCGGCAGGATCACCACGTCGAGCAAGCCCCGGTAGCCCGCGACAGTCTTAGGTGCGCGCTTAGCCGCTTCCTTAGTTCTTAGCCACGCCTCGGCCATTACGCCGAACGTCACCGCTGACCGCTGCGGATCGGCGTACGTGCCGGTGTTGATTGCCGTCTTTTGTGCATCTGCGTGCTTATCGGCGTCGGCACGTCGGTCGAACGTCTTCGTGCTTTCCTTGCCGTCCTGGTCAACCCACCGGGCAAGCCAGCGCTTGCCTTGGCCGTGACGAACAGTGCAGACCGTGTTGCCGGTGCCGGGTGTCTTGGTGTGTTTGGCGTCCGTGCACCACACCGGGCCTGCGGACTGGTCCGCAGGCCAAAACACCTGCTCGCCGCGTCGTGCTGTCCGGTGCCAGCGATCCTCAACACCTGCGCGAACACTGCGTTTGGCCGTCGTCAT